AACCGGCGCGGAGACCGACCCGCCGCCGGAGAAAGACCCGGAGCCGCCAGAGGGCGACCCGGAGGGAAACGAGCCGCCGGAGGGCGGCGGAGAGGAGGGCCAGAAATGACAATCAAAGAGGGGCGCGAATACCGCGCCTTGCAGGACTTCTCCCTCGTCCCCCGCGAGGAGGGCTCCGAGGAGTACCGCGTAAAGGGTACGGCGGTCGTGTTCGACACGCCGACCGTTATCGCGGAGTATGACGGTATCAAGTATTGCGAGGTTATCGACCGGCACGCTTTCGACGAGTGCGACCTATCCGACGTGATTATGAACTATAACCACGCCGGGAAAGTGGTCGCCCGGCTCCGAAACAAGACGCTCGCCCTCGACATTAACGAGCGCGGGGTCGATATTGAGGCAAATCTCGGCGGCACGACCGCCGGGCGGGAGTTGTACGAGGAAATCGACGGCGGCTATGTGGATAAAATGTCCTTTTCGTTCACCGTGCGGGAGTCGAAGTACGACAGCACCACGCACACGCGGACGATTACAAAGGTCAAGAAACTCTACGACGTTTCGGCGGTGGATATTCCCGCCTATAACGAGACCTCGATTGCGGCGCGGAGCTTTTTCACGGTGGAGCACGAGAAAGAGCTTGCGGCTTTGGAGCAAGCCCGGCGGCGTAAGAGGTTGATAGCACTCACCTATTGACAAAAATTATGGAGGTAACGAAATGAACATCGAGAAAAGACTCGCAGAAATCCGCGCTCGCAAGGCCGAAATCCGCTCCATCATCGAGAAAGACGACAAGGTGGATATGGACGCTCTCGAGAAAGAGCTCCGCGAGCTGAACGAGGAGGCCGAGGGCCTCGAGCGTCGGCAGAACATCGAGCGTACGCTAATCCCGTAAGTGTGAACACTCCAGAGAGCCGTTCCGAGGAGGTAGACGAAAAGCTCTACCGTTCCGCATGGCTGAAAACCTTGCAGGGTAAGCCGCTGACCGACGCGGAACAGAGAGCATACAGCACCGCCGCAAACTCCGGCCTCCCCATTATCCCGGAGACGACCGCAAATCAAATCATCAAGAAAATGTACGAGGTCGCGCCCATCCTCGAGCGGTGCCGTATCTTCCACGTTCCCGGCAATATGAAATTTGCCGTTGAGGGGACGAACGACGACGCGGCTCTCCACACCGAGAACGCGGCTATCACTCCGGCGGGCGACTCCCTCGCGTCCGTAAACCTGACCGGCTACGAAATCGTAAAGCTCGTGAAAGCCTCCCGCGCGTGCTCCGAAATGGCGCTCTCCGCCTTTGAGAGCTACGTCGTCGAGATTATCGCGGAGTCTATCGCCCGGAAGATTGAAAACTACATCTTCACCGGCACGGGCTCCAACCAGCCGGGCGGCGTGAAAACCGCCGGTAAGAGCGCGAGCGGCGCGTATACCGACAACACCGACCAGATTACCGTTGCCGCCGCCGATTCTCTCTCCGAGGCGAACGTCGTCGCCTTGTATGGTATGCTCGGGGACGGCTACGAGAGAAACGCCGTGTGGTGCATGAGAAAGGCGACGTTCTTCTCCGACTTCTTCCCCCTGATGAACAAGAGCAAGAACAACCTTATCGAGTTCGCAAACGGTCGTTACTACATCATGGGCAACGAGGTCTATTTCACCGGCTCCGTGCCCGCAGACGAGGCGTATCTCGGCGACTTCTCCTATATCATCGGCAACTACTCGCAGGATATTACCGTCGTCAAGAGCGAGCACTCCGGCCTCGCGACGAACTCTATCGACTTCCTCGGCTCTTGCGTGTTCGACAGCAAGCCCGCCGCCGGTCTCGGCGCGTTCGTCCATCTGGCAAAGGCCGGCGCGTAAGGGAGGGCTCTAAATGGCTATCGGAGACTCGTATTTGACGAGTATCCGGCAGTACATGAGAATTACCTCGACCGCGTTCGACCCCGAATTGAAAGACCTCATTAACGCCGCCCGAGCCGACCTTGTGCTCGGCGGCGTTCTTGAGGTCAAGGCGCAGGACGAGACCGACCCGCTTATCTTGCGGGCGGTCGCGACCTATGTAAAGGCCGAGTTCGGGCTCGATAACGAGGACTCGGAGAAATACCGGGCCTCGTACAAGGAACAGCGGAACGGGCTCACCCTATCGGACGCATATATCGCGGCGGAGGAGCCAGAGCCGGAGGAGGGATAGCTCATGTATTGGCGGGATACGGTGACGCTTGAGGCCGTCACCCACGGCGCAGACGAGGAGGGATACCCGAAAGAGGCCGTCGAGGAGACGGAGGTTTTCGCCGACGTTCAATCGGTGCGGCGCTCCGAGTTCTACGCCGCAAAGCAAATCGGAGTTACCCTCGCTATCGCGGTCAAGCTCCGCGCCGCCGACTATGCCGGGCAAGAGCGCCTTGTCTGGAATGGCACGCGGTACAAGGTCGAGCGGGCCTATACGGAGGCGCGGGAAATGTACGAGCTCGAGTGCTCGGAGTTCAAGGAGGCGGAGAAATGAGTATCGAGGCGCGGCTCGTCGAGGCTTTCGACGGGCTCATGAACTCCCCCGCCGCCGCGAACACCTACAAGGGCGACGACGCGGAGTATATCACGTTCAACTATACGGAGATACCCGACGATTTCGGGGACGACGACGCGGGCCATTACCGGGCCCTCGTGCAAGTTCACTATTTCGCCCCGCACGAGAAGAACACACGGGCGACACGGCGGGAAATCACCCGCCGTATCGTTGCCGCCGGGTTCACGAGGCCGTCTATCACTCCGGCCTCGGACGCGAACGGGCAACACTACGTTTTCGAGTGCGAGGACGCGGAGGCGGTATAGCTATGGCGGAACTCAATACGAGCGGGCTCGACGAGCTCCTCTCGGACATGGGCGCTATCGCGGAGATACCCGACGCGGTGCTCCTCGAAATGCTCGTAGCCGAGGCCGAGATTATCGCCCCGGCACAGGCGCAAGAGGCGCGGGCTATGGGCGTTTACGACACCGGCACGACGGCGCAGAGTATCACCTACGACAAAAAGCTCAAGGAAACGAAAGACGGGAAAGCGATTTACGTTTACCCGCAGGGAACGCGGCGGGACGGAAACTCCCGGCGCGTGGCAGAGGTCGCCTTTGTGAATGAGTTCGGGAAAGCGGGCCAGCCGGGGCGACCGTTCATAAACACGGCAAACGAGAAAAAGGCCGACTCCGCCGTCGACGCGGCGGCGGGCGTGTACGACCGATTTCTCAAGAGTAAAAACCTATGAGGAGGTAAATCTATATGGCGCAGTTTGGAGCAAAGAGGCCGAGGTTCGCGCCCGTGGCTACCACGCCGGACAACGCGCTCCCGACCTACAATTTCGAGAGCGTCGTAACGATTGGTAAGCTCGTGGCGGCTAACCTCACCGTTACCAACGCCTCCGGCGAGCTCTACGGCGACGACGCGCTCGCGGAGAAAATTGATATGTTCGCGTCCGGCTCGCTGGAATTGCAGACGGACGACAAGACGGCGGAGGTTCACGCGGCCTTGCATGGGGCCACGCTGGACGAGCTCGAGGAGGAGCTCACGGACTCCGACAGCGACGTAGCGCCGCGCGGCGGTCTTGCCTATTACAAGGTGCTTATCCGAAACGGCGTGCGCGTCTATCAGGGCGTTTTCCATCCCCTTGTGAACGCTATCCTCGGCAACGACAGCGCGGCGACAAAGGGGAGCTCTATCACGTTCGGCACGTCCACGACCACCTTTACCGTGTTCCGTTGCAATTCCGGCGCATGGCGTATCCGTAAGGAGTTCGACAGTGAGGCGGACGTTATCGAGTGGTGCGACGAAAAACTCGGATATACCGCCCCCGGCGGCGGCTGATAACAAAACGGGAGGCGGCGTAAGAAACCGCCTCCCGCTTTGCCGATTGGAGGCTTTGACACATGAAAGCGGCAAAATTCACCGTCGAGGGGACGGCCTATTACCTCGTCCTTGACGGCGAGGCTATGTTTCAGATACGGGACACGTTCGGCGGTACAAAGCTCCTCCTCGAGCAAATCGAGCAGGACACCCGCGAGGGGTTCGACGCGGCTTGCACCGCCGCCGCGTTCATGGCGGAGCGGGGCGAGCTCATTCGCCGCCGGTTAGGTTATGCGCCGGGGGAAATCCCGGACGCGGATACGTTCCGGCTCCTCGTGCCGACCTATGAAATCGTCGACCTCAAGAACGCGGTTATCAAGGCCGTAACGCTCGGGTACGGGCGGGAGGTCAAGAACGCCGAGGACGACGAATACGACGAGGGCCTCGAGGAACTCCGTCAAAAAAAAACACCATCAAGCGGGCGGAATACTACCGCATAGCCGCACGGTGCGGAATATCGGTAACGGAGGCGCTCTTTATGCCTCCCGGCGAGCTTTTCGACCTTTGGGAGCTGTACCTCCGCGACCACGGTAAACGGGATAAGGAGGGCGTATAATGGCGACCCGTACAATATCGACAAGGTTAGCGGTCGAGGGCGAGGCCGCGTATAAAGCGTCCCTCAAAAACATAAATTCGGAGCTCGGGACTCTAAAATCAGAGCTGAAACTCGTAGAGTCCGAGTTTTCGGGACAGGCAAACAGCCTCGCGGCGTTGGAGGCAAAGGGCGCGACCCTCTCCAAAATGTACGAGGAGCAAGAGGGAAAGGTAACAAAGCTCCGGGAGGCCCTCGAGAACGCTCGCAAGGCTCAAGAGACCTACGGCGACCGGGTAGACGAGGCCCGCGCGAATATCCAGCGGTGCGAGGAGGCGCTCGCCGCCCTCGGGGACGAGACCGGCGACACGAGCGCGGAGCAAGCGAAACTCACGGAGGAACTCGAGGGGTATAACCGCGAGCTATCCGAGGCGCAGAGCTACCAAGAGGCCGCGACCCGCGCCGTCAACTCGTGGCAGACGCAATTAAACACCGCACAGGCGGACTTAAACCGCCTCGGGGACGACCTCGAGGCGAATAACCGCTATCTCGACGAGGCCCGGAGTTCTACGGACGGGTGCGCCGAGTCTATCGACGAATACGGGAAAGAGGTCAAGGACGCGAGTAAAGAGACCGACTCTTTCGGCGAAAAGCTCAAGGGCGGACTCGTGACCGGGGCAAAAGCCGCCGCGACCGCGCTTGCGGCGGTCGGCGCGGCGGCGGTCGCCGGGGTGGGCGTGCTCCTCAGCCTCGCGGAGTCTACGGAGGAATACCGGGCCGCGCAGGGGCGGTTAAATACCGCGTTCACGGCGGCGGGATACTCCACGGACACGG